AAACCTTCACAAAGGTGTNANATTCTACTCCTACCGCAAGTTTTATTTTATAGTAGTAGTCTGACACCTTTGTGAAGGTTTCGCTCTTCTTGTTTCTACTCCATATATGCAACACCAATTCATCGTATGCGGAAACATTCACATTAAAGGTCTTAGTGACATACCCATTAAGACAACCATCAGGGAACTCAAATATAACAGAATTGGCATTCCCACCTGCAATAAATTCTTTATGTTGATTAAGACCATAAATGATTGGAATTGGTAATGCTACAGAAGCACTCCATCCCGCTGACGCATTCATATTGTCTATAAGTAGTTTCATACTTGCTCAAATTTCTTTCCCAGTTTTCTGAACCCTGTTATGACCTTAATCAAGTTCGTATCCCCGGTTTCTGCATATATCTGAATTGCTTTTCTCATTTCCTTAATTCTGGTCTTATGAAGACTCTTGGCCTCTTTTCTACCCTTCTTTACAGAACAACTAAAAGCAGGACGAGCCGGAATTCTTATTACCATTGTAGTTGGCTTCAGGTGCAACCCAATATAATGTAAGAATCCCCTCATTTTTTCCGTGACTTTTATAATGGCTCCATGTTCATGGATAGCAAACAAATCACTCATCTTCATATTCGCTGTATGATGCTTTTCTTCTGAAACAAAGACCCGAGATCCATTGGGCAACTTTTCTAATCTTAGACTATTATATATAGACTTCTTATCGGATGGACCTTTTCCCATCAAAGGAATTCTGGGGAACTTGTAACCCATTTCTTTTTTTCTCTGAATAGTCAAAGGATGAAGCTCTTTAAGGTTATACATATTCTTTTTCAGACTGCTCTGAAAATCTACAATCGTACTGAACGCATCCATGTGAGCATAACCAAGTACCATTCCTTCCATAAACTCGGAAGCCTTCTTATATCGTTCTACTTTTTTCTTAAGCCCTTTCAATTCTACATTGATCATATCTTAGTAAGTCCAAAAGTGACGTAAAGAAAAGATGTAGTAAATCTGTCACTGTATCCTTTCTCTTTCATTCGAAAACTGCACCCATCCATCAATATGGTCATTCGGGTCAAGTCTAAGGCATCTACATCATAACCAAAATCTGACCAGTCCTTATAAGCGGTATGAATCATACACTCACAAACTTCTTTCAACCCTGCCTTTTCAATTTGCTTTCTGCTTGGAGAATATTCTACAGGGAATGCCTTGAACTGCAATGTTACGCTGTCCGCTCCAATTCTTCTCTTAATAGAATTATACTTATCTCTTGTTATATCTGGCTCTCCAGAAATAACTATTTCAATCTCCGTTCCATACTCATTCACTACACTTTGAGTATCTATTAAAGCATTTTCTACTTCTAATTCAACACCAACTGGAATCATCCAACAATCCTTGTAATATATTTACTAAGAATAGAATGTGCTTGCCTGGCCAAGTCATTTCTAATGTCTTGATATTTTCCACGATTACCAAAATTCCTATTGTACGCATGAACACCAAGAGAACCGCCACCGGTCCTTGCTCCAACGAATCCGAGTATCTGTTCGCAAGCCAAATATATCATAGCCTCTTTGACATCAGCCGGAGGGGATGCATAACCATATGTATAGGTTATTTTCAGATTTCGTTTTCCTTTTGCAAAGACGGGCAACATATATGTTTCATCATAATTAGCTTTTGATTTAATGACTCCCTCAGAGTTGATCTGTTCTACTCTGGTCAAGTCTATAAATCCCTGAACATTGCTCCCAAGAACATAGCTTATCGCAGTTATAGCAACTATCGGTCTGCGATTCAGTATCAATATGTTTGATCCATTCCCACTATAATATTCAGTGACAGAAGCAACTGCATTGAAACTCTGACGAGTGACTCTTTCTACATAAGGAACAATGAACCCAGTTATCCGGTCTTCTATCCACTTATCGGAAAGTTTCGCAGAGTCTATTCCATAGCCTTCAAGGAAAGCTCTCACCTCTGTTGGTGTTGGTAAAGGCATCAGTTACTCCTTCATATCATAAACTATAGAATAAGGCACATCTCTCACCGCCGTTTCGTCTACCCCTTCTATATAACGAACCTCAAGATCATTCGTTATTCCCATGTTCAGATCAATATACAATCCATCAGGGTCTGTCAAAACAACGAATGCATATGATCTAAAAAGTCTATAGTTCGTTCCATCAATCTTGTAATACAATCTTACCGTTCCGTTCTGTGTCATGTTCACAAGATCAAGCCAAATACCTGAAATCAGTTTCCGAGTCGTTGTGGCTATTTTGATTACAACTTGTTCTCCCCCAGCATCCGTATAAGAATAGATACCGGAAGAATCATTGGAACCGTTTATCTTTTCATGACCACCCATTACTTAGACTCCTGAAATTTATTTTCATATCCAAAATTATAAGGAATAGCACGGACAGCACCTTCATTGCTCTCTTCAGTATACGTCACTTTTAAAGAATGATTAAAAGCAAAGTAAAGGTCTATATGAACTCCGTCTAAACTCACTCCCTTTGTAAAAGAAATAGATTTAATTTCCCTGTAATTGGTTCCGTCTATCTTATAATAGACCTTTACAGTTCCATTCTGAGTCATAGTTGTTAAGTCTATGAATATTCCACGTAATATCTTTCCTCTACTCTTAGTACTGACCAACTCGTATACTGTCTGTTCCCCACCTGCGTCAGTGTAGGAATAAGAACCTTCTTTAAAAGGAAAACCAACCCATATGAAAGCACCCATTACATTATCTCCTTCCAAAGAATTGATATATCAAGACCTTCTCCACCGTAATTGCAAGCACATTTTGCATACACTGGATATCCTCTTTGTATGATCCCAGTATGAATCGGAACAGAACGACCGCCTACGACTGGACCATTAAACCAAGACAATGGAATCGCTGTTCTTGTTCTCCCAAGTTCTATTGTGCATAAGGCATCTCCGTATAGCACTATTTCAAATACCAGTCCTTCCCAAGTTGCCATTACAGTTCTCCTTCGTCAATCCAGGCGGACAGATCACATTCAATAATGACATCCGTCACAATGAAGTTCCTGGAAGCAGTATTTGCATCCATAATCTTTACTGCCGATCCAAGAACCCAATCAACTGGATCAGACACCAGTGTCTTGCCATATTCGAGAGAAGGGGCACATTTCCCCGCAGTCAAGTCTGATCTTTGATGAACTATCTTTTCGTGTATTCCCATTACTGCGCCCTCACTGTCAACTTAGAAGCACCCGCCCCGACCTGGGTCATTTTCAAAGCAGTTACAGGATAGAACACTCCCCCAGTTGCTACAATTACAGCCCCAGCAGCCCACGGAACCCAGGTCACGGTTCCTGCCACAATTGCCTTAACTACAGAAACAGGGTCTGTCGTAGAATAGATAGTTGCTGTTGCTCCACCTGAAGCTTCCGCTGTGACAGAAATACCTTGAACATCGTCAGGCATAATTATATCTTTTGTAGAACCCGCAGCAGCCAGTGATCTTGAGATCTCGAATGCGAAACCTTTCTCCCCTCCATCACCAGTTGGGGCAACTTGTAATTCTTCCCAAGCCATTTTATTTCTCCTTTAATTTATTTTAGAAAGAAGAAGAACCGCGTGAGCCGGCTCTTCCTCAAACTGAATTAAATTAGTGTTTACAATTTACAATTATCCCTGAACCACCCCAAGACCAGCGGAATCATCACCAAGATAGCTATTGGTGATAAGAACATTGTTGGAGGATCCAGACCATGCACTTACTCCCGCAGCTCTACATTGATCAAGAATAATTTTCCCCACTGTGGGTGCTGTCAGTAGCACAGACACTCCTGTAGACAATGCCAAAAAAGAGCATTCTTTGAAATGAACATAACCAGGAGGATTGCCACCACCTATGTCTACCGCTGCCTTTATTGCAACAAGTCCAGCTTTATCGGTATTGACTATAAGAGTACATCTGTCAAACAAGGTTCCTGCATTGACTCCCTTAAAATCGATTAATGCCCCAGTTGATGCTGAAGGAGCAGCTGTCCAGTCTCCAAACGTACATTCAATGAATTTATTTGATCTTGCTCCGATAGGAGTTGATGCTGTGCCTCCTAAGACAAGAACTCTGTATGCTTGAGCTCCTTCTGTAGCATTAAGAGGAGAATCAAAATGGCAATTTATGAACGTATTGTAATTTGCCGTTTCATCAACCCATAAACAATTGATGTTCGTTGAACTGCCTCTTCCTTGCTGCCAATGAATATTTTTAAAGAGGCAACCATTTGCCTTGACGGTGAATAAAGTAGTGAAATTGGCGTTATGACCAATTCTTGCACGACCATAAGCACCCCCCGCACAGAGACCAACAAGGTGAGTATAAGACTTCTCCCATGAAAATGTCACTGCCAGATTTAATGCTGATGCTCCCCCCACTATATAAAGAGTTTCGTTCTTATTTGCTGTAAGAAGAGCATAACCCACTGGAAAAGATTTAACTGCTGTGGCATAACTGAGCCCATCATTGGAATCATTTCCGTTGACAGGATCTATATAAAACTTTTTTCCGATTGGCGTAAGACCAAAAAGAGCCTGTTGCAATTTGCTGCCCACTCTTATGTTTTGATTTCCAGGCATCAAATTATTAAAGACATCAGCCTCCGCATCGGATAAGAACATATTATTATCCATGTGTCTTCTCCCTATTATAAGTCTTTGCGAAGCATGAGAAGGAACCCTTGTGCTACAAGTTTATCCTTCACTTCATCGCTGTCTGTTATTACTCTTCCCCCGACAATCGGAAGTTCTACTTTCTTCTTACCAAGTTCTACAATAAACATTCCCTTGTTACTGAAGCATCTATCCGTGTCGGGATGGAGCAATCTATATTCAAACCTCGGAACAGCAACCTTTTCCATTGGTTTAATAATGATTTCCGGTTCGCTGTTCTTCGGTTTGACGGTCTCAAGTTTATTTTTCTTCTTAGAGACCTTGGAGTCTTGCGACTCCTTGTACGTCATTACTTTACGCATTTATACGACCCTGAGACCCCTGACCATCGCGCAAGTGGCTTCGAATGAATCCGCCAGAGCTCCGTATGTCTTGATAAGGAACGGTAAGAAGTCATCAGTCCTTGCAAGGTCTTCAATTGTAACAAGACCATTGAACTGTGAACCGCCTTCGTTCGTATAAGGCATACGACCAATTCCCTGGAACTCGTCTAAGTCCCAAAGAACGACCACTTCCGGGGGTATTAGAGCTGTCAAATTCAGAGGAATGTCCAGCCTCATTCCGACGGGAACTTCTGCACCCACAGTGGCCGGAGTTGTCTGAAACCTCATAGACGTAACGTTTCCATTGGCGTCTGAAGTCCATCTCTTGTCGGCTGCTGCCGATATGTCGGTGTCTGAAACTGTCTTTGTTCCGTTTGCATCGTATGTGAACCCCGGAATTATGTGCCTCAGATATACTGTGCCGGCAACTGTTCCGACATATATCTTATAGCGATAACACTGAGTGTTCGCCGCCCATGTGAGGGTGATGTAATTATCGTTACCACCACCACCAGCGGTCGTGACAGTCACTTCGGCGCAAGCAATTTCTTCACCGTTTTTTGTGATTCCGGCAACCTGGAAAAAGAAAGGAAGATTATCTGCGATAGCACCGGTTCCGATAACTGCCGCCGGAGTTACCACAGGCATCGTGGTCTTAGGTCTGCAACCACTGGAGACTATGATCGGAACATCCCGATAAGCATTTAATCTCCATCCACCCGGGATATCAACCTGTGAGAAAGATCCGCTCAGACCCTGATTCAACCTGACGTTGGTTAGGAGTTGCGAAAACTTTGATAACATCTGAGGGGACATAACGAATGCTTTTTTATGAGCCATCCCCTGAAGTTCAAAGTTCGCATCAATCAGGTCATCAAGCTCTTTCAGATTGGTAGGAACGACCCCACCTGAAGTTTTATTGAATCTGTTGGTGGCGATGAAAGTGTCCAGACCGCTGTATTCCCACGGATTCGCTACTGCGTTTCCATACATATTGTAATTACAGAGGTCATGAACATGCGAAATGAGTTCCGACTCAATGTTTGTCGCGGCGGAATCCACATTCTTTTTGCTGGCATTCTGTAAGAAGTTGGTTGTTGCTCCCTTCCTTCTTACGACTTTCAGAGCAACATTCGCTCTTGTGAAAGTCGGCTGAGTTACTGGCGTTACTGCACTTTCGCCCATCGCTCCACCGATCCCGCCGAGTGCCGTTAATCGGTTAAACTCATGAGTTGACTGATTGTCAAACTGAGGTGTGACCATCGCTAATTCCGGGGAAATCCTCGGTAAAGCGTTGGTTATGATTGCTTCCAAGTGCTGTGGGATAAGAGCTCCGCCGGAGTTCGCTGCTCCAGTCAAGGCTTTCGCCAACTGGCTCTTATTCTCACCAGCCCAACGATTAAATTGCTGAATTATCTCGTTGTTCATATTTTAGATTCTCCTTTAATGTGATTTTACTTATTTAGAAAGAACTCCGATTGAACCCTTTCTACTTCTTTAACGTATTTTTTGCGTTGATAGCGAATATGGACGCAAGGCCAAGGCCATTGTTGTCTGTCAAGGATTTTCTTAATGAATTGTTCCCATTGTCGGGAGCAGCCACATCGGAATTCCCTCTAACACCAAGAGCGGTCTTAAGAAAGTCAAGGGTCTTTTGAAGATCCTGTGAATCGTTAGGAACCTTGCGAGCTTCCATGGACTTCTTTAATTCTGTCTCTTGAATCTTCACCTGTTCCGCAATACCCATTCCTTCAAGTATATTGGAAAGAGCTTTTTTGATTTCATGATTTTCCGCTCTTACAGATTCAAGGGATTTCCTTAGCTTAAGATTTCCTTTTGACGTTTTCTGTACTGTTCTTTTTGAGGACTTTCCGCCCATCAGGCTCTTTACAATAGCTTTCGCCACTGCATCGATGTTCTTGTCATTGATATCACCGAGATCATTAACGACCTCTTCAGCATCATCTGATGCATTGGTGCCTTCATCTGACTTATCAACATCTTCGTCCTCATCTTCGTCATCGGACTTTCCGAGTTCGTCATCATCTTCGTCCTCATCTTCGTCCTCTGCTTTTTTCAAGTCTTCGTCTTCATCTTCGTCCTTTGCTTTTTTCAAGTCTTCGTCTTCATCTTCGTCCTTTGCAGGACCATCGGACTTCTGTAGCCATTTAAGAACAGATTTCGCCACTTCAGGACTCATCTCAGCTTCCCCAGGTTTTTTCCCGGGTTCAAGAGGCTCATTACCGGTCATCATCTTGGCTTCTTCTACAAGAGAGCCGATATTTGAAAGAACGGTATTCAATTCTGGTTTTTCCATAAACATTCTCCTTAATTTAAAGATTTGATCAGAGTATCTATCTCTGATATTAAAGATTTGATTACAACGATCTTGTTGTTCGGATTATGAACTTTCTCTTCTTGAGACTTCTTGTAATCAAATATACTTTCGGAACCAACAATAAGATCCGTCATCACGGATCCGTACTCGCTAAACAATCTCCCAAGAGCTTCTCTCTTGTCTCTGAGGCTCTTGTTCACCATAATGCTTTCTATCATATCTTCGAACTTATCTTGGTACTGATATCTCTTTTTATAATAAGTGCCTTGAATATTGTCAGCTTCCAATGAAGCCTTGAACGTGTTAATTTCTTTGTCCAAAAGATAAGGGGAATTCTCTCCCAGTGCCTTGAAAACGGCATGAGCCACGGATGTCTTATAGGCTGGCCTCGGAACAACCACAGCTCCGTCTAAAGCTACATCGTCGATCACTCTTCGTCCGTCGCTTGCCATTGAAAGAATACCGTTTGGTGGAATGTACCCTTCTACTGAAAACCCCTTCTGTTTGGGAACTGCATAAGGCGGGAGTCCAAGCATCTGTTTCCACATCTTATCACACCTTTCTAAAGTGTTTGCCCCAACATCATCCGATTCATCGTACAATCTCCACTCCGCGTACCAGTCATTTTCAGGGGTGATCGCTGATGAAGTCAGTATACCTATGTCATCCGTGAATCGGATTCCATGCTTATCCGCGTAAAGAAGAAGACAACCTTTATTGGCTTGTTCATGAAAGGACTTTATGCACTTTTCTGTAATCCTTTCGCCCTGTCCGTCGGTCTTCGTTCCAGATACGATACCTTTCAAGTATCTTCTCTTCCGTCCTCCTTCGTCTTTTTCAACATAATGCCCTTTGTTGTCAAAGTCAAACGGCTGATACTGGAACTCTATTCTTTCTTCCATCGTCTTTCCTCACTCTTGTATTGTTAAGACCAATTGAGGTCTCTATTTACTGATTTCGGAGTTTCTTTCTTCCCACCAGCTCCGCCCTTATCAGAGACCCACTTGCCTCCGGAATACGTGAAAGGTTTTCCGAAGATCATTTTCTTTTGACCTTCGTTTGCCTTCATGATGCAATTTACAAACTCCTCGCGATTGCTTTCCGAAGTCTGGACTTCACAGACTTTTGCACTTTCATTTCACGCCCTCTTTATAAGATATTGAACTTCACAATTACAGTTTATCTTTTCCCCAATAGGGAGACCCGTCCAATGAGGATGTGGAGTCTTATACACTTTCTTATCTTTCGAATTCAGTATGAACATGTCTTGAAACATGATCGGGTCTCTTTTCGCTATGTCTCTATGATGTTCACGTGGAACCTTAGAAAGTCTTGCATTATGAATCCACCGTTTCATGACAGCGGAATCTTTATTTTGCTTTATAAACTCCCTGAAATAGTCGTGCTTAGACTCATTTGAGGCAGTTCGTAAAGCTGTCGTTGCTATGCCTTTACAGTTCTTCGGAACTCCGAATACCTTGTCTATCTTAGTGTAATTCTTAAAGATCCGTTTCGTTTCGTCCTGAAACTGCTTTATCGTATTTTTCTTCGTCGTACCGGCTCTCACTCCGGTTCGTACGTCTACCTTAGAATCATTAAGTATTCCGGTTAATCTACTGTTCAGTATCCGTTTCAGTTCGTCTGTTATGGAATTCCCAGTTTCTGTGCTCTTTATTCTATTGAACTGATGTGTTGGCTTGATCACCCTGATCTCAGGCAAATTCATCCTTTTTGAAGTGTCACTTATCCTTGCATTTTGAGCGGAAAAGAAATCATCGAACATCCTTAAAGTCAGGTCTTGAATCTTCTCTGTATTATACTGTAGAACCCGCTGTATGATCCCACGATACGAGCCGGTCGTGAAATCATAACGCATGGATAATCTTTTCTTATGTATCTTTCCCATCAGCTACTAATATCAAAGTCTGGATTTTGGTAAGCATTCATTTCAGCTTTCATTTGCATAATTTGATCTTTCACTTCAGAGTGAACATCCTTTAGTCTTTTCTTATCTTTTGGTGTCAAAGATTTATCGTTCTGCAGTACGTGAGATAATTTTTTATGGTATCTCTTTAAGTCATCTCCATCCATCCGATAAACATCGTCAACTTTCAAATCTCTTACCTTTGGTTCATTGGCTTCATTTATACTTCGTCCAGAATCTTCTGTTTCTTGGGAAACATCTTTCTTCCTACCAGCTCCGCCCTTATCAGAGACCCACTTTCCTCCGGAATACGTGAAAGGTTTTCCGAAGATCATTTTCTTTTGACCTTCATTTGCCTTTGTGATATAGCTCACCAACTCCATCGCTACTGCCTTTCGGAGTCTGGACTTCAGGTTCTTTTGTACTTTCATTTCACACCCTCTTTATAAGATATTGAACTTTCGCACTATTTGATATTTACTCTATATCCATCTTCTGGCTCTTCGGCTTGCTTATTTCTTCATTACGTTTACTCAAGTACTCATCTTCAAGATAATTCGACAAAGATTGAAATTCCTTACTCTCATCATTATCAAGGCTCTTGTACCCACTCCGTTTAACGGTCGCCCATGCTTGCTTGGAACAAACTTCCTTATTTCCTCCACCTGAACGACATGATTCATAAACGTGTTGAAGTTGTCTTGCTCCTTTCGGCTCCATCCCTTTTCCAGGGGAAAGACCTTCTTTGACTTTCTTACCGCAGCCTTTGTCCACATTTTCAAGACCTTTGTCTTTGGATTCAAGGTTTTTCTTTCCACAATTCTTTTCTATCTTGCTAACAAAATTGTCGAGTTCTGGGAACATCCCTTTCTCTTTGCCTTCGCTGTAATACTTTGGATTCTCCGTCAGATGATCATTAACAATCTTCTTTATTAAAACAGGGTCAGCCGTATGTTCCGCTTCAACTATCATTCCCATAGCAACTTCATCTGAATCATGCGTTCCTTCGTCTCCCTTCGACGTTCCTCCTGCGAGGAAGCTCTTTAAGATTTCATATATCTTATCTTCGACCTGGGAAGGTTCGATCCTCAATTTAACGGCCAATCCATGAATGTCGGAGTCCGTTGGGTTCTTAACCAAACGGAACAACTTCAGTATTTCTTTTTCGAGTGAGTCGTCTTTTCGTTCTTCTTTCTTCAAAAGAAACTGAAGCTGTCCTTTACAGACAACAAGTTTATTTCTCAGTTCCGCCTTCCTTATGTCTTGGTAAGAAACTCCCGACTTACGCATCCCATAAGCGATCGCCTCTGAATGTTCTACAATAGGTTTATTGTTCTCATCTTTTAGAACACCATTCTTATAGTCTATCATAGCTTTCGTAAAATAGTTGGTCATCGTATTTCGTTTCGCTTTACGATTTCGTCTATCCTGAGAGTTCTTAAACTGTTTACTCATCGTCTTTCCTCACTCTTGTATTGTTAAGACCAATTGAGGTCTTTATGTTTTACCATTCACTATCACCACTGTTTCTTCTTTTCCAATCTTCACTAAGATCCCTATGCGCACTCTTTATTTCTTTAGGGCTCATTGTTGAAAGTTCTTTCGGTGTGAACATCATAACCGACTCCAGTTCTTCTGCCATGTCTTGAACCTTAAAACTTCTTTCTTCTTTGCCTTTTGGTTCAATCTTCTTTGGTGCTTCCATAGATCTCCCGGAACTTTTCCCACCAGCTCCGCCCTTATCAGAGACCCACTTTCCTCCGGAATATGTGAAAGGTTTTCCGAAGATCATTTGCCTTTCCAACACAATTAAGCACTTCCATCGCGACCGCCTTCCGTAGCTTGGACTTCAGGTTCTTCTTTGCTTCTTTGTATGAAATCTTATTAGTTCTGTCAGCTGTTCCGTCGTGTATCAGTTTCCCATCTTGATCATACACAGCGAAAATGGAATCAGTCTTTTGTCTTTCCTTTAAATTCTCTTTTGTTCTTGCCATCATACTACTCCTCAAATAATTTATCAACAGCTTTAATCATTTCTTCGGGCGTCTTATCTTCATCAAGAATTCCATATACAGAATCTTCAATGAGTTTAAAGACCGCCATAAGATCAAGCTCCAACGGAGACTGAAGATCATCGAACTCCGATTGAGTTGTTTTGGGAATCTTAAATTCACTCATTTTTGCCTTATAGCAAAGGGAGCAAAGAAGTATCGTGCTTTTTTATTTGTCGGTCTCCCAACCTCTTGATCCAGATACTCTTTGCTTCCCCAACTTTCATTTATGCTACTGACTTCAATTTATTGTTGCCCACCGACGTTCTTCATATTGAAAGGATTTCCGCCTGAACCATCTGGAGGCTGTCCCCCCGGTTGCCCTGAAGGCTTATCAAACTGTTCACCTTCAAATGGATCATCCCCGCGTTCTCCACGCAACTCGTTGATAGCAAACACTCCCGTCTGGACCTTCATTTGAAGTATCTCTAAATCTTCCTTGTCTGACTTCCCGCCTCTGTATTCCACTTTCCAACCAACTCCGTAACGAAACGGTAAGATCTCCCGATTATACAAAGTTTCAATCGTCTTAACGATAGGAAGAACAGCTTTAGAATGATACATCTGACTCTGAATCTCTGACGTAGAACGACCTGACGTATTGTCGCTCCCCGCCAAGTTCATTTCCATCGGAGTTGCTTGAAACACAAGACCGACTTCTTCGCGTATATCTTTTTGTCTTTGCATCTGAATACTCATCGTATCTCGTCTTGACAAATCTACAACCTGCACATTATTCCCACTGAAGGTCATCACTGCTCCGAACTTCGGAGTATTGATTTTTTCCTCAAGACGATTTTGCTCGGTCACTTCCATCGGAGCCTCAAACTCCTTTGACAAATCTCCGAACGGTGATTGTTCCGTAACAATTACAAGTTTCTCCGGAGGACGAGTTCCATCGGACTCTTCTGCCATAAGCCGATCAAAGAACAGCGTTTCAATTATAAGATTTATAAGTGCTTCCAAGGGAACGAGTCCGTACGCTCTTGCAGTAGTCGGAATATAGTTTGCGAAAGCAATTTCATCGCTGAAGTATATCTGAGGCTGATCATAGCCATGGATTACTTGAACGTATGCATTAGGACCTCCGACAGTCTTAGTTTTCAACGGAAGGACCGTTCCTCCGGGAAGTGCGTATATGTTCTCCAGTCTATTGTCTTCATGTTGTTTATAAAGAGCGATAGAACCGTGAATCATCAAATCAAACACCATAGCTTTGACGAATTCTTCGTATCTATAGTTTATATTGGGCTCAGCCATCCATTCTTTAATGATTTCAGATTGATCTGTCTTTTGATTCTGTATTTTTTTCTTCCATCTCAACAGAGATGTATCAAAATTAGAAAGATCAGGGAGCGCATCGGTAAGCGTCTCCCTGATCTCTTTCACCAGGAAGGTTCGTGCTACTAAGAACTTCGGTTCGGTCGACTTAGCATATTCTTTATATAAATTACGATAATTTTTTAATCTCTGTGCAATGCGATCTTCGTCTTTCTTGTCAGATACAATATCAAATTCCATGGTAGATATTGTATGCATTCTTGAAGCGACCACCGCGTGGACTGGAACGCACATACGAAACATCATTATCCGTTCTTCAAGTGTCAAAAAGAACAGAGACTGATCATAAGAGCCGGTGATCAATCGTCCGTCTTTGTCAGTACCAGATATGTTTCTTAGCTGTGAAGTCGTATAGACCTGAACTCCACGTTCGGGCTTCCTATGACCAAACCCGGACAGAGGCTGAATGGAGTCGTTCGTTGTGGCTAAAGACTTCTGAACTGTGTCTTTCTTCGCCGGTAGAACTCTATTTCTTATAGTTTGTACTATACCCATTATTTATTTCTCTTCCAGTGTCTTTCGGCAATCGCCCATAAGAGCCTTACGGATGTTTGACTTGATAGAAAGCTTCTTAATCAGGTCTTCCTCTGAAGCTCCCTCCGATAATCTGTATCCCCATTTAGCAACAAGAGCGAGCGCATAATTAGGATTATCTACCTTCGGGTATTCCTTCTTGTCCTTCTTATCTTTTTTATTTTGAACGATCCACTTGTCTCCGTCATCATAGACGTCATACGAACCGTTCTCACAGAGTTTCTTCATATTTGAGCCCTTTCAAACTCTATTCCATTTTCTTTAGCAAACTTTTCTAATTGTGCCTTTTCTTTTTCCCAACCTGTATCATGTCTTGGAACCACTATTTTTGCAATATGCTCTTTCAGTTGAATCCCGCCATGAATCTGTGCTTCAATGTACCCTTTGCCGGACTTTGTCTGTTCTACATTGTGCACAGACATATCCAACCAATTTCTTCTGAATTGGTCTTTCACATCAAACAACTTTTTGGCCTGTCCTCTTACAAATGCTCCCGACGCATCGGAAGAATCTGAAGGGGTGAATGTGGATCTGTCTTTTATGTCATCTTTAAAAACAAGTTGGACATCTCCGTATTGAGAAGTATTGAACTTCCCAGAAGAAGTAGCTATAAAGCCATACAAAGGTTTAGAGGCAGGATGACTGTTAAAGTATTCATCTTTCTCTAATTCTGAATCACTCTGATTCATTTCTTTTTCATAATTTCCATCGTCAATAATTCTATGCTCCCAATGATTTCTGCCTTGTCTGGACAAACTCCCACCACTTGTCCTGGTTTCCCACTGATTCTTTAATTCTCCTGAAGCCAAAATAGATTCTACGTTTTGAAAATCCACTCGAATCATGATTGGATTTTCTTCAATAGAATTGTCTAAATAATCTACCCAATCTTTAAGGTCTTCTTCATATGGTTCTTTAGAACCTGTAGAAGATCGAAGATTCGGGTCTTCCAAGTCTTTTGCTATATCCTCTATAGACCGATCAGTGCTATTATTCTTCTTAGCAGTTTCAAATCTTTCTAAACCTATTTTATATTGCTTTTGACGTTCTACTTTCTCCTTTTCTTTCTTCTCTTTAGGAGAATCCGTCCATCCTCCGTCTTCTTCTTTTTTAGACCGTTCTTTTGAACCCTCTTCCTTCTGACCTTCCTTGTCTGGAACCCACTTGCCTCCGGCGTAATGAAACGGACGTCCGAAGATCATCTTCTTTTGTCCTTCCTCTGCTTTCAGTACACTAAGACAATCGGAAATGAGTGCTTTTCTTAAATTGTTTTTTACACTCATATATCAAGTTGCCATCGTTAAGATTTTCTTAGCTAAGCACATATAATTGAAGGCATGAAAATAGTGATCCGGACCCGATTCCACCCATTCATACCTATCTTTCTCTTCATTATAGCTTCGTACGGAACTGGACATCTGATCATACAAATCTTTGATACTCCGCGCATTCGCCGGTAGAACCATCTTCTGTAAGACAAACGACTCCTTCAACGTATCTAATGACACCGTTCTATCGGCACTCAAAATACAGTCTTTCACATTCACTATGAGTTCTTTCTTGAACTGGCTGTAATAACAAAGGAATCCGACCTTATACAAAGAGCTCAGTTTCCGTGCGAACCTGGTTTCAGGAAGAGCGTCTATGACGTATATCTTTACTCTGAACCGCTTAAATATTTCAATGATTTCGTAAGGCTCTTGAATCGGAATCTCTGCGACGTACACTATTCGTATCGTGTCGTTCACCGGAAGACCGATGACAATGTGACAGAGCGTTCCAACGTCGATGCCCGCAATAGTTGGATACGTACACGATTCGGGCATGTGATACGTTTCGTCTACACAATCATCTAAAGACTGTTCAGTGAGCCTGGATCCTTCCGCGGTAAACGATTCACCAAGATCGGAGTTATAGAACCGCTGAAGCTTATAATCATTCTCAAGTGCTTTTGAAAAATTATCAACCAGCCCAAGTAGAGTTGAAGCGCCACTGAACAAGCGCGATACATGCTTTCCGCTGAACTCCGCTTGATCTACCTCATTCACATACTCGCCGTACCCAAATCGGTCAAAAGGCTTATCGCATATATCACAGATCGGGCGGACGTCTCGTCCAACACCGATCTCAAACTTCTTGTCTCGAATTACATAAGTGTTGTCTTCAACTTGTCTAACAACATGCTTAAAGAAGTCTATCTGAATTCTATGACCACAATCAGCATTGATGAACCACCTGGACTTCGTTGACAGGTTAAACTTTTGATCTAAGAAAGACCCGACGAATGTTGGGTTTCCTACATAGATTTCATGTGGATCGCTGGAATGACCCAACCGCTCTAAGCCCATCTGAAGACGGTTCGCATCGCACTTATCTGCTTCGTCAACTATAAAGAAGTCCGCCGGAATTTCAATGAAGGGTACATCGCTCCCGCTTCCAGCGAAGTTGATCACTCCTTTCCCTATATCTTTAAGCGATCGGTTATCAATGTTTTCCTTTCTGTAAGCCTGACTCCGTCCTATCGCTCTTTGAGTTCTGTAATGATCTGTATAGAATAAAGACTTTTCAAATCGGTTAGAAACGAATCTGTTCTTGAGTTGATCTGTTGGTAAGACATAGAACACTACGAAACCCTCGTTCGCTGCGTTCCAACTTATTATAATCAAACACTCAGAGATACCGCCCTGAGTGGACTTCTTCAGGACACGCTTTTTAGCAGTGTCCATTAAGATTGCCTTTAAGTAGAAGTGACCCTTGAAGGTCATCTTTTTGTTTGTATGAGTACGATGATGATTCACGGCAAGCCAGAGGGTCTTGTGTCTATGCTCTAAGTAGATTCCGAACTCCTTTGCACCGATGACTCCATCATCCTTCATTGTTTGTTTTCTTGTCTTTAAACTTTTTTGGGTTACCAAGCAAGGTTCCGTACTCTTCTTCTATCCTCTTGGTTTCTTCTGGATCTTCTTTGTTCAAGTTCACATTGACATTGAGATCCTTAACTCCTTTCCCAAGAGCGGTAAAGAAGTCCTTATACAGCACCTGAGCAAGGTCGGTCGTCGCTTTAAACGCGGTCTTTTCATCTTCCGAGTCCATGAACCTACGAAGCTTAGCAATTATCTTTTCTCGTTCCTCAATTAAAAAAATAGCAAGGCGGTCTTGGAATTCTTTATCTTCGTCCGCCTCCGCTCGCTCTGTGTCAGTAAGACCAACCTTTACATACGCCATCTCCTTGTCGAAGGTCTTAGAATAAGATTGTACGATTAACTCCTTTTGCTCGTCAGTGACCATCTCCATTCACTCTTTGTCGTTCCTCTATTTTCTTCTGTTATTATATTTTTAATATAATAAAAAAACCGTACACTTGACAAGAAGTTTTTATAATTTTTTTAATATGTTTATTAGTGTATACATAATAAAAGATACTTCTACAAATAATGAACTCCAACTCCACTCAGTCGGAGTATTTACAATAACACTTTCTATAGACTCTTACAGACCTTTACACGGATTAGAGTAATAGGCTACTACTGGCTATGTCCTAAGAGCGTACAGACCTGCTTAAAGCAAACGGGGAATATATACTATAGTACAATATAACAGGGTTTTCCACCCTGTAAAAAGCTATTATATAGTAGACAACTCTCCAAAGGTCATAAACCTGAATTTTAAGTCCGTTATTTTAACTATTTACAAAAGTGCGAACTTTTTTTGAAGAAGCCCTGTTAAACGTAAAATTGTTCTTGCCAATAGTAAGAATGTATATTATATTGTTGGTGTAAGGAAAGTTAAAAAATTAAAGAATAAAGGAAAGGTAAAGTTATGAACAACAAATTAAACAAGGGCGAAAGAATAGTAAGAATGGCTTCAGAAAAAAGAAATCTCAACGTTCGTCGGTCTTCAAGAAAATTAAATCAGAATGTTGATGCGTTCAAGCTTATGTTAAATCGCTTATCCAGGAAAGGTCTTATCAATTACACTGTGACCGGAAATCGCGTTCAGCTTCATCTCACACAAGAAGCCTATTACAGAAGAGCCTATGTTGTAATGTAGATTCCAATTCAAGCTGGTCGGAATTCAGCCGGTTCAACTCCGGCTCCAGCGAATGCCTCTTTAGAGGCGAGTAAATTAAAAACCAGGAGGCCTCAAAATGGCTGAACAAACAAAAGTAGAAGTAAAGGCAGTAAATCCGAAAAGGGAAGCACGGAAAGCTCTGAAGAACTCCGCTCTCGCAGTACTGAAAGAACTCTGCGATTCCCAAAAAGACGCGAAATATAAATCGGCTCTCGCGGCCATTCGCCCTTCATTGTACGGCGGGATGATTCGCACTTCAGGCGGAACCAGCTTCGCGAAATTCGTAGCCTTCGTAGCCGGGAAAGTAACGGTCAGCGAAGACGAAGTCTTCAAGACAATGAAGCTCGGAAGAAAGGACTGCGCCGGTATGATTCGCAAACATCTGAAGAAGTCCGCTCCGGCTGATCGGATATGGATCGTCTTCAATGCTGAAACCGGCATTTACAAAGTGGAAGGAAAGGGAGCTGTTCCCCCGAAGGGATATGCTGGCTTCATTCCGACAGACGAGAACACTCTTCTGAAATAAGTTTTCACAAGCGGTATCGGTCGCTCGGCGGGTTCAACTCCCGCTACCGCGAATGCCTCGGATGAGGCGGAAAGAAAGAACTAAAGAATAAAGGAATAAAGGTATGGGTTGGGAAAACGAACAAAGAATTCACACTATGAACGAAAGGAGGAACCGTCTGTTAAATCTCTCTTATGAAGAAGGGGAAAGAATAGCTTCGCAGATTGAAGATGAGGTCTTCAAAGCAAAGAATCCAGGGATAGATATAGAACCTCCGACTCCACCCTCTGAAGAAGCGCAGGATAAAGTAAAGTATTGCCAATGTAAATGGATCTTAGCTTTTTACTGGAATGACCAAGTGAGCCTATTCTGCTTTGTAAATATCTTCAATAGGCTCTCCAAAGTTTTGGGTTGGGTAGAAGTAGTCGTAAAAGAAGATGAGATCTACTGGGATTCCAACCTACAAATAGGCAAATGGGAATACGCTAACCATGGATCTCCATGTAGAGCTGACCAAGTGTGGCAATTAAAAGAGGAAGAATAAACATTACCCGCTTACGAAACTTAAAAGAGCCCTGTAGAAATACAGGGCTCTTCGCGCATGTACCCTGTATCTTATTACAAGTAAATCTACGGACTCCTGTAGACTCTTTAAATCTGCCGGCCAATAGTACGCTACTGCTTTAATATTAAAACCCCGCCTGGACCTGCCTGGAGTCACTGTATAGCTATTTTAACAAGGTACAACAAGTTCTTCTATACACTACAATAAACGGCTCCGTGCTCTTTCTACAGACTCTTGTACGCTCTTTTAAATAGACGCCCAGTACAAGTCCACCCGCCCGGGAAACAAAGAGTCCCTATATAGGATATATTTACACAGTAGAGCCCTTATATGACAAATTTCCAGTTCCGGTCAAGTTGCTTTCTCAAACTATAAGAAGATGGTGTGAACGGACATGGAAGAATGTCCATCTCCGGTCGCTCTTCAAAATTTTTTTAAGGTTATGTAATTTTGTACTCAATGTACTCAAAAACGGGCAAGCCTTTACTATACAAATTTTTATAAAAACTATTTCTAAAAGCTCATAAAATAAAGGGCTCCGTCAATTACAAAAATTTTAAAAAAACCCTGTTGAGTACAAAATTACATAATTATACAGATTTTGGAGTCTAAAAAAATGAACCCCCAAAAATTAAGATTCCAAAAAGTGTATAATTATGTAATTTTGTACTCAAGAAAAAATTATAAAAAAGTAATTTTTAAAAGTGTAATGTTTTATGAGCTTTTGGAAAAAGTGACTATACAAATTTGTACGTTAGACTGAGTACAAAGTTCACCCCTTATAGCCGTACTCAACGAACTGAAAACTTTAATTTTATATATAAATTTATATATACAAAATAAACGGGAGTTTTTTTACAGGGTTTGTAAATAAAGTTCTTTACAT